ATCCTTACGCAGATGTAAAATTAAATGAGTTAAGTGTTCAAGAGGAACGCCTCATTTTATTTCACCTTCGGGGTATGTCAAAAGCAGCCGCTGGAAGAGCAGCTGGATATAGAGATAATGAGCATGTTTATAAAGTATTTAAAAAACCAGCGGTACAAAAGATGGTTATTAAAATGCGCGAAGAGTTTAAAGAAGAGATTAAGTTTGATAAACAAACAGCGACAAGCATGTACTTGGAAGCGCACCGTAAATCTGCAACAGCGACAGAAGAGAAAGTTATCACCGATTCATTGTGTAAGCTCCACGGTCTATTTGCTCCAGAGCATGCAACACAAATTAACATTAATCTAGATAGGACTGTAGAACAATTAGAGAAACTACCAGATTCTGAATTACTCAAGATAGCGGGAACTGATAACCAATACCTTATGCCTAAAAAAGATGAAAAGGATAAACCCTGAAGATTTGGTAGAGTATGAAAAATATAAACCAATTTTTGAGCGTTTAAAAAAACATGACCCTAAGGCATATCAAAGATTAATCAGATACCAATTAAATGTATTTGTTGAGTTAGGAACTTTAAAACTAAAAGATGGAAATAAAAAAGATTGAATGCCTAACGTGTAAAGCGTTACACCCTGACACGTTGTACCCGAGCGATGATCAGATTTGCGTGTACTGTAAAGCCGACGAAGCAGAAAGAGTTGAAGAACCTGTAACTGAAGAAGCTGTAGAAGAACCAACACCAGAAGAAACTGCACAATTAAAAGCCCAAAAAGAATTAGCGTTGCGTGCTTTATCACGTAAGCATTTGTTACCGTTCGTGGAACGTTTTAATCCAGACTATGTAGCAGGTTGGGTACACAAGGACATCTGTTTACGTTTGGAGAAGTTTAGTGAAGATGTGAATAATCAAAAGTCACCTAGGCTCATGTTGTTTATGCCACCTCGACATGGTAAATCTACTTTAGCTTCTGTTGCGTTTCCAGCTTGGCATTTGGGCAAGAACCCTGAACAAGAATTTATTAGTTGTTCGTACTCTGGATCGTTGGCCATGAACTTTAGTCGTAAGGTTCGTCACCAACTAAGAGAGCCTAATTTTAAGAATGTCTTTTCTGGTGTTTCGCTCGACCCTAGTTCGCAGTCCGTGGAAGCATGGAATACAACCAAGGGTGGTGGTTATGTAGCAGCGGGTGTTGGTGGTGGTATTACTGGTAAAGGAGCGCACGTGTTAGTCATCGATGATCCAGTCAAAAACAGAGAGGACGCAGAATCCGAGTACAATCGGGATGCAGTCTGGGACTGGTATACATCTACTGCGTATACACGACTCGCTCCAGGTGGTGGTGTACTCGTAATTCTTACCCGATGGCACGATGATGATTTAGCGGGTAGATTACTACAAGCAGCAGCCGCGGGCGCGGATCAGTGGGAAGTTGTTAAGTATCCAGCTCTTGCCGAGAAGGACGAAGAGTTTCGAGAACAAGGCGACGCGCTTCACCCAGAAAGATATAGCGCAGAAGCTCTGACGCAGATTCAAAAAGCAGTAGGTCCGAGAGACTGGTCAGCGTTGTACCAACAGAACCCAGTTAACGACGAAGGTGAGTACTTCAACCGAGAAATGATTAGGTATTACGATGAAAATGAAGTAGACTTTGACAGGTTACGGTTCTATTGCGCATGGGATTTAGCGATTGGTCAACGAGAACGTAATGACTACTCTGTAGGAATAGTTGTTGGCGTTGATGAATACGATAATTTATACGTGGTAGATTGTATACGAGGGAAGTACGACGGTTTTGAACTTGTTGAACAGATCTTAGATTTGTATGAAACTTGGCGACCACATGTTGTGGGTATTGAGAAGGGTCATATAGAGATGGCTTTAGGTCCATTTCTACAAAAACGTGTTCGAGAACGTGGACTTAACGAAGCTTACTTTAAAGATTTAAAAGTAGGTAGACGAGATAAAGAAGCGAGAGCTAGAGCAATACAAGGTAGAATGCAACAAGGCATGGTATACTTTCCGAAAGATCCGGTATGGGTTGGTCCGCTAATTGCGGAACTTTTACGTTTTCCAAACGGGGTACATGATGACCAAGTGGATGCGTTAGCATGGATAGGATTGATGATGACAGAATTCGCTACTTTTGTAGAGAAGATAGAACATGAACCATCTTGGCGAGATAAATTAAAATATCTAGCTAAGAATGAAAAACGTAAATCAGCTATGAGTTCTTAATGGATTACAGCAAAAAGAAAAAAAAGTTAAGTACAGAAGAAGAGCATTTAATAGCAACTAATCAGTTCGAGCGTTACGAACGTGCGCGCGACAATGGCCATCTTGACTATATCGAGACTGCTAAAAAATGTGATGCTTTTTACCGTGGTAATCAATGGGACCCAGCGGATATCTCAGCTTTAGATGATGAAGGGCGTCCTGCTCTTACAATTAATACAATACTTCCTACGGTTAACACTGTGTTGGGTGAACAAAGTACTCGAAGAGCAGATGTTAATTTTAAACCAACAGGTAATGGTACTCAGGATATTGCTAACGTACTTAACAAGCTGTATTTACAGATTTCCGCAAACAATAAACTAGACTGGTTAGAGGGTACAGTTTTTGCCGATGGTCTTATTCAAGACCGAGGCTATTTTGATGTAAGAATAGATTTCACGGATCATATCCAAGGAGAAGTGCGTATAAGTACCAAGGATCCGTTAGACATTTTGATTGACCCTGACGCCAAGGAATATGATCCCAAAACTTGGAATGAAATATTTGAAACCAAGTGGCTGAGTCTTGACGAAATAGAAGAACAGTATGGACAAGCGGCTGCGGATAAATTAAGAGTAGCAGCAGAATATGGTAATACTATGGGGCAGGACTCTGTAGAGTATGAAGAAACCCGGTATGGTGACACCTACACTGGTGTAGAGTACAACCAAGGTAGTACAACTAACCCAGAAGAGAACAGACAACTACGTGCAATTCGTGTTATCGAAAGGCAGTATTACCAACTTAAAGATTGTACTTATTATGTTGATTCTGTTACTGGCGATATGCGACAAGTACCTACTAATTGGGGTAAACGTAAAAGAGATAAATTTGCCGATGATTATGGGTTAGATATACTTACACGCCAAGATCGTAAAGTGCGTTGGACTGTAACTGCAGACAAATGTGTCTTACATGATGATTGGTCTCCATATGAGTGTTTCACGATTGTCCCGTACTTTCCATATTGGAGAAGGGGTAGACCATTTGGTATGGTAAGAAACTTAATATCTCCACAAGAACAACTTAACAAAATAAGTTCACAAGAATTACATATCGTAAATACTACAGCTAACAGTGGTTGGATTGTAGAGAATGGGTCATTAAATGGTATGACCGCTGACGATTTAGAAGAACACGGTGCGGAAACTGGTTTAGTACTAGAGTATAATCGTGGATCCTCCCCCCCTGCGAAGATACCACCAAATCAGATTCCCACCGGCTTAGATAGAATAAGTCAAAAAGCTGCTGCTAATATTAAACAGATTAGTGGTATTAGTGATGCTATGTTAGGTACAGATTCACCTGAAGTTTCGGGTATCGCAATTCAAGCAAAACAAAACAGAGGGGCACTTATGATTCAAGTGCCGTTAGATAATTTACAAAAAACTAGACAATACTTAGCAGAACATATTCTACGTCTGGTACAGGCGTACTACACAGAAGAACGTTTAATTCAAATTACAGATGAAGCTGACCCAATGAAACCGGAAATCCCCTTGCGCGTAAATGCAGTAACTCCAGAAGGCGATATCATAAACGACTTAACATTAGGTGAATACAAAGTAGTAATTGGTACTATGCCTACTCGTGATAATTATGATGAAGTGCAGTTTGCTGAAGCTATACAACTAAGACAGGTTGGGGTACCAATACCAGATGACCTAATTGTTGACTATTCACACTTAGCGAAAAAAGGTGAAGTTGCTAAACGTATACGTATAATGCAGGGCATGGAACCAATGAGTGAAGAACAAGCTCAAATACAAGCTTTCCAAGCAGAAGCTGAGATTAAGAAAATACAACTTGAAATTGCTAAAATGGAAGCTGAAGTACAGAATTTACAATCACTATCTCAACTTAATATGGCTAAAGCCCAAGAGACTGCGGCTGACCCACAAATTAAAGTAGCTGAGATACAGAGCAAAATGCAAATGAAGCAACAAGAACTCGCCTTACGACAAGAGTTATCTTCGATGACGAATAGAATGAGGCAAGGACAAAGTGAAACCCAAGCAGCGACTAAGTTGGCTGCCGAAGCTATAAAAAACTCAGGAGGTAAGTAATGGCTGAAGATAAAAATAATAATGATTTAGTGTTCGATGGTATGCCGGGCGCTGATAAAAAAACGGAAGAGGACACAAAGCCCTTTGAAGTAGATATGAACTTTGAAAACACGGAGGAAGAAGTTGAAGAAGCTCAAGAAGAAGAAACAACAGAAGAAGAACCTGTTGCAGAGGAAACAACAGAAGAAGTTGCAGAAGAACAAATCGAAGAACCTATTGCACAAGAAACAGAAAGTGAGGAACAAACAGGAGAACCAGAGAGCGTTCAAGGAGATGATGAGCAACCTGTGGAAGCAGTGGAGGAAGGACCAGAAGAAATAGAGGAACCTAAGTCTCCAATGGTACCTAAGTCTAGACTTGATGAAGTACTTGCAAAAAATAAAGAAATGCAAAAACGAATTCAAGATATGGAAGAGAAACCAGCTGAAGACGCTGCTCCTAAATATGATTTTGTTAATAGAGAGAAAGAGTATCAAGATTTAGTGTTAGAAGGCGAGACCGATAAAGCTGCACAGTTAAGAGAAGAGATCAGAACTGCCGAAAGAGCTGAAGTATTATCTGAGGTGCAAAGTAAAATGGGTCAAACTGTGCAACAGGATAGGGAGTCTCGTGAACTACAACAAAAAGCGAGTGAAATAATGGAAGTTTTTCCTATGTTTGATGAGAAAAGTAAAACGTATGATGAAAAATTGACTAATCAAGTTATGGAACTACGTGATGCTTTTATTTACCAAGGGTATGGCGCAGCTGACTCATTAGCAAAAGCTACTGAAGTTACATTACTAAGTAGTAAACCAGAACTCCTACAAGGGGAGGGTATAGAAGTATCAGATCCAACCCCTAAACTTACTCAAGCAGTGCAAGAGAAAAAAGCAAAAGCAAACGTATCAAAAAAAGTACAAGCTTCTCAGGCTCAACCACCTAAAATGAAAGGTGAATCTACTCAAAATAAAAAAATAGTAGATATAAATGTGCTGTCTGATGATGAGTTTGGTGCACTACCAGAAGAAACTTTACGCAGAATGCGTGGTGACTTTGACTAAATAGTAGTATAGTATTAAAGAATTCGTTGGTTGGAACGATATCCAACAACTGGTCGCTCAGTATAAAAATCGTTTTTTCGTCTACAACGACGTTAACTGTTCGAGGTCGTGCTCGTTAAATTAACGATATCGTATCCCAACGATAAAGGGTATACGGGATATCGCCCCAAATAGCGATTGGTTA